GACAGCTCGCAGTGTCTAGGAGTCTGTGACCCCTCACCTTGTGTGAGATTCCGATGAGGTGATCTGATGGCTGGACGTGGCCCGGCGCCCAAGGCTGACCGTGTGGACAAGAGCGACAAGCCCGGCCGTGGCGAGATCACCGCCGCAGCAGGCGTTGGTTGGCAGCACGGTCGCAAGCCGGCCCCGCCTGACGGGTTGATGAAGCCGTCTCAGGATGCGTGGCGGGTGTGGATGGGCGCGTGGTTCGCTTCATTCTGGTCCCCCGACGACTTGCCCGGCCTTCGTCAAGTGATCCGTCTGTACGACCAGGTCGAGCGCGGTGAGTTCCAGCGGTCTGCGGAGCTGCGTATGTCGATGGACAACTACGGCATCACGCCGAAGGGTCAACAGGATCGCCGCTGGAAGCCGCCCGTCAAGCCTGAGCAGAAGTCGGCAACGGCTGGAGCTGGACGGTACGCGCACCTCAAGGCGGTCTGATGCCGTGGCGTGGGCCGGAGTACGAAGGTGAGCTCCCATCGCTTGGTTGGGAACTGCTTGACTGGTGGGCGGATTATCTGCCATCACCCCGCGATGCGAGCTCGCCGCTCATCTTCACCGATGAGCAGGCCCGGCAGCTGATCGGATGGTACGAGATCGATCCGGTGACGAATCGATTCATGTACCGCCGTGGCTACTCGCGTCGTTCGAAGGGTTGGGGCAAGTCACCGGTTGAGGGGGCGAAGGCGATCGCCGAGCTTCGGGGCCCTGTCCGGTTCGACGGATGGGACGCAGCCGGTGAACCAGTCGGCCGACCGTGGGGTGAGAAAAACGACCCACTGCCGTGGGTGCAGATCGCGGCGATCAGTGAGGATCAGACCGACAACACCTGGTCGGTCGTGTACTACCTGCTGACGGAGAATGATGGCCGCGCCGCTGATGCGCTCGGGATCGATGCCGGGCTGACGAGGTGCTTCGTTCGTAATCAACCGGGCGCGAAGCTCGAACCAGTTACCGCTGCTGCCGGCAGTCGTGAGGGTCAGCCGATCACGTACGGGGTGATCGACGAATCGCATCTGATGACACCCCGCAATGGTGGCGTGAAGCTGGCCCGCACATTGCGCCGGAACGTGGCGAAGATGGGCGGTCGGTCATACGAGACGACGAACGCCTTCGTTCCGGGTGAGTCATCGGTGGCTGAGGGTTCACATAAGGCGGTGCAGCGGGGTGCCCCCGGGATCTTCGCCGATGACGTTGAAGCGCCCCGCGTGATCGACGGCGTGAAGATCACCGCCGAAGCGTCGGACGAACTGCTCGAGCGTGCGCTGAGGGTCGCCTACGGCGATTCGTGGTGGGTTGATATCCGTCGCCTGGTTGCTGATGCCCGTGACCCCGACGCACCGTGGGATGACTCGTGTCGGTTCTTCTTCAACTGGAACACACAAGCAGGCGGCTCAGTCGTCGATTCGCATCGTTGGGGGCAGCTCGGCACCGAACGACACGTCGAACCGGGTGAGCGCATCGCCCTCGGCTTCGACGGATCGATCAGCGACGACTCGACGTTCCTGATCGGCTGCACCGCCGACGGGTTCCTGTTTGTCCTCGGTGCATGGGAACGGCCCCGGTTCGACGACGGTCGCCCGGTGAAGGATTGGCGGGTGCCCCGGCTCGAGGTCGGGGCAGCGGTTCGGTCGGCATTCGAGACGTACAGCGTCGGTCGTATGTTTGGCGACCCACCGAAGTGGGCGACCGAGCTCGAATCGTGGGCTGATGAGTTCCGCCAGGCGGGCAGCACCGACGAGGAACGTGAGCGGGTGTTGGCGTTCGATACGAACCAGCACGCCCGGTTCGCCAAGTGCGTCGACCGCTTCCGCACGGCGATCGCCGAGGCGGCGCTGTCCCACGTTGGCGATGCCCGGTTGACGGCGCACGTCGAGGCGGCCCGGTTGAAGAAGGTCCGAGTCAACGCTGACGACGATGACCAACGAACGATGTACGTGATCGTCAAACCGGAAGATGGTCGCAAGATCGACGCCGCCGTGGCTGCCGTCTTGGCATACGAGGCGGCGATGACCATGCCAGCCGAGGAGAAGCAGCCACTCGTGCCGCTCGGCATGTGGCGTTGAGAGGAATGCACCGTGGCTGATGTTCTCCAATGGGCCGGCGTTGTGCTGGTTGCCGCAGGTGTCGGCATACTCGTCGGGTACTCCCTGGGGGCAGTGGCCGGCGTCGGTTGCGGGTTGATCGTGTTCGGTGTCGGGGTGCTCGCCTTCGGCGTCGCCAAGGAACGTGAGGTGACGACGGATGGCTCTAGCACGTCTGTTGCCCGCACGTAGCGAAACTCGTCCCGACGAGGCCCGCGCCGACCTGACACTCGACGACTACCTGCGGCTGCTGCAGAACGAGTTCAGTTTCGGCGGTGTGCGTTACATCACCCCGGCCGGTTCGATCGCCGAGCTCACAGCGATGCAGGGCCAACGGAACCCGATCGTCGCGGCGTGCGTGTCGTGCCGGCTGCTGGTGTTCGCCGAGGCACGGTTCGTCTGGCAACCGTGGACGGCCGGTCGTCCGGGGAACCTGTTCGGCACCCAATCGCTCGAGATCCTCGAATCACCGTGGCCGACGGCAACGACGGTCGACCTGCTCGCCCGTTGCGAGGTCGACGCCTCGCTCTACGGCAACTCCTACTGGGTGAAGGAACGAGGAGCGTTCGTCAACCGCGACATCCTCACCCGGCTCGAGCCGACGAACACCATCATCGCCGACGAGGTCATCAACGGGTACAGCCGGCAACTCGTTGGCTACGCCGTGACTGACAAGGCAGGCCAGATCGTCGCCACGTTCGACGCCACCGAGGTCGCCCACTACCGCCCGCTGCCCGACCCGACGCATCCGTTCCGCGGCCGCTCGTGGCTGGATTCGATCCTGCCCGACTTGACGGCCGACACGGCGATGACGGACTACAAGTCGGCGTTCCTGCGGAACGCGGCGACACCGAACCTGGCGGTCTCGCTCGACCCCGGGGTGTCGCCTGAGGCGTTCGAGAAGTTCGTCGAGAAGATGGACGCCCAACACAAGGGTGTCGACAACGCGTTCAAGACCCTGTACCTCGGCGCCGGCGCCGACGTGAAGGTCGTCGGCGCGAACTTCGAGCAGCTCAACCTCAAGAACGTCCAGGGTGGGATCGAAACCCGGGTCGCTTCGGCGGCCGGCGTGCCGGCGTCGATCATCGGCCTGTCCGAATCAATGCAGGGCTCATCGTTGAACGCAGGGAACTATGGGGCGGCACGACGTCGGTTCTCCGACGGGACGATCCGCCCGCTGTGGCGCTCTGTCGCCGGTGCGTTCCAAACGCTGGTGCCGGCTCCGCGTCCGGGCAACCGGTTGTGGTTCGACGACCGCGACATCCCGTTCTGCCAGGAAGACGTGAAGGACTCCGCGGACATCAAAGCGGTCGAAGCGCAGGCGCTGCGGGCGCTGGTCGACGCCGGGTTCGAGCCAACCTCGGCGGTCAACGCGATCCGCACCGGGGACATGTCGCTGCTCGTTCACTCCGGCCTCTATTCGGTGCAGTTGCAGCCCGCCGGCACTATCCCAGCTCTGTCCGCCGGCAACACCCCCGCCGCGCTGCCCGCCGGCACCTGAGGAGACTCACCATGACCGACATCACGCTCGAGTCGCGCGCGCCCGTCGACAACCTCGTCCGCGCCCGCCACGACATTGGCACGATCGAACTGCGTGCAGAGGGCGACAACGACACCGGACGCACTCTGTTCGGACACTTCGCTGTGTTCAACCGGTGGGCAGAGATCGATTCGTGGTACGAGGGCCGGTTCCTCGAGCGGATCGTCCCCGGTGCGTTCACCCGGACGTTCGCCGAGCGAGGCGACAAGATCCGCGTGCTCTACGACCACGGCCACGATCCGTCGATCGGGAACAAGCCGCTCGCCGTCCCGAACGATCTGCGCGAGGACAAGACCGGTGCCTACTACGAGGCGGAGCTGTTCGAGGCGTCGTACGTCGATGATCTGCTGCCGGCGTTGCGTGCCGGTCAACTGGGGGCGTCGTTCCGGTTCAAGGTGGTCGCCGAGGACTGGGTTGAGCCGGACCGGTCGAGCAAGCACAACCCGGGCAAGCTGCCCGAGCGTTCGATCACCGACATCGAGCTCTACGAGTTCGGTCCCGTCACGTTCCCGGCCTACGACTCGGCGACCGCTGGTGTCCGTTCCGGGTCCGATCAGTTCATCGAACGTCTCCTAGGCGACGCCGATGTCCTCGCCCGCTACATCGAACGGGCCGGGCCGAACGTTGCCGCCAAGTTCCTGGCGTCGTTGCCGACCATCGGTCGCTCCGACACCACCACCGACCGCGAGGTCGAAGAAGAGGAGCCCGCCGACGGTGGCTCCGATGACACCCCCACCGAAACGGTCGTCGACCAGACGGAGGGCAACCGCAAGCAGATCGCCGAGGCGCTCAAGCGCTTCCGGCAACACACCGAAAGGACCCCCTGATGTTGATCAACGACATCAACGCCCGCCTCGGTGAGATCGACGCGGAGCTCGAAGCTCTGGCAGCTCTCACCGACCCGACCAACGAGGACGCGGCACGCGCCGAGGCGCTCACGATCGAGGCCGAGGAACGCCGCGCCGAGCGGATCGAAGCCAAGGAGCGCGCCGACCGCATCGCCGAGGCGCACGCCAAGGCGAAGGCCGAGCACCGCGACATCGCCGGGACCACGTTCCAGCAGATGGCCAAGGTGCAGCCGTACGACACCGATCTTCGGATGCTCGACGCCGGCGACCTCCGCGACGCCTCCCGGTCGATCCTCGACCGCCAGGAAGCCCGCCACCTCACCGCCAGCCAGAAGGAGAAGGTCGAAGGGCTGATCGGGCGCATGGACCCGCGGCTGTCGAAGCTCGTCATCTCCACCTCCCGCCCCGAGTACCGCTCAGCGTTCACGAAGTACATCTCCGGCAACGCCGATCTGATGTCGAACGACGAGCGTCGGGCCGTCGCCGAGGCCCGCGCGTCGTACACGCTCGCTGACGCCGCTGGCGGGTACGCCGTCCCGGCACTCCTCGATCCGTCGATCATCCTCACCTCCGATGGCACGGTCAACCCGATGCGTCAGGTGTCTCGGATCGTCACCGGAATCGACGACACATGGCGTGGCGTCAGCTCGGCCGGGGTCACGGCATCGTGGGACTCGGAAGCCATCGAGGTCTCCGACGACGGTGTCGCCATCGCCCAGCCGACCGTCGTGTCCCACAAGGCGCAGGCGTTCCTCTCGTTCACCGTCGAGATCGAGGGCGACTGGACCGGCATGGCCGGCGAGATGGCGATGCTGTTCGCCGACGCCAAGGACACGTTGGAGACGACAGCGTTCGCGACCGG